AAAACCTCATCAAATATTGGTGGGGTTTTTTCTTTACGCTACAATACAAATAAATTACTAAATAATCGTGGCAGCTACTATAGACGCAACAATAAAAGGAGCAAATGCTAATAGCTATGTCACATTAGCTGAAGCAGACGCATACTTTGAAACTGTTCCTAGTTCTACTCAATGGGACAACAAACAAGATGATAAAAAGAATAGAGCATTAATAGCAGCTACAAGATGGATTGATACTTTAGTCTTTTATGGAGATAGATGTGATGATGACCAAGCTCTTAAGTTCCCACGAACCAATTATCAGGTTGATGGGGTTGAACTAGCTTGTACTTTAATTCCACAAAATATTAAATATGCACAATATGAATTAGCTTTTGCTTTGGCAAATGATACTGATGCAATTATTGGTAGTAGTGGAACTGATGGTAATTTTGAAGAAGTAAAACTAGGAGATATACAGGTTAAATACAATACAAAGAGTCAGGGTACGGGTGTTGTTAATAATGTATTTGACGTTTATCCTTGGTTACAAAGTTATTTAGGAGCTTATGTTCTTGGTGGAGCAGGAAGTTTCCAACTTAGGGTGGTTAGAGGATAATGGCAGGACAACTAGACTCAATACTGAAAAACGTAGCCAAACAGGTAGTCTCTCAACTAGGAGACTCGTTAGACACAACAATTATCTACACCAGAAAACTATCTGCTTCGTATAACACTTCAACAGGTGCAGTAACCAGTAGCGATACAAGCTATACAATAAAAGTTCCTATAGAATTTATACGATCCAGTGAAGAAACAGGTTTTCAAGAAAACACAGCTAGAATTTTTATAACACCTGATCTCATAGGAGACAGCCAGCCTTTATTATCAGATGAGATCACTCTTACATTTTCTGGATCGACCAGAGTTGCAAAGATTACAGATGTAAGAACTTTGCGTGGTGGTCAGGAATATTTATTCAGAGTTGACGTTATTTTCTAATGACTTTAGTAAACGCACGAGCAGCATTTGAAACCGCAATTAAAACTGCCGTAACTGCTGCTGACAACACAGTGACAGTTGTGTTTGATAATATGCCCTTTACAACTCCAGGTAAAAATAAAAAATATGTGATGGTAAGTCTTGATTTCACACAATCAACAATTCAACCACAGGGAGGGGCACTGGATTATTATGGAGGATCAATAACCTGTGGAGTTATGACTCCTAAAAATAAAGGAACAGCAGATGGAGCAGCTATAGCTGAAGCTGTTATAGATGGATTGATCTCTGTAAACGCATCGGGTTATTCAGATACATTTTCTGCTTCTCCCCGTGTTTCCCAGATAGCTGGACCAACTTCTGTCAGTACAGAAAGAGAAAGTCATTTTCTATCTGTAGTTAGCTGTACTTTTACTGCCAATGCCTAACAAAGACATCTCACAGCTTTCTAAAGATTTAGAGCAAGACATGATAAGACTCAGAGGTAAGGTAGCCTCTAGAATGGTACAGGATTTACAGGCTGCTGGTCCTTGGTGGACAGGCCATTTTGCTACAAGTTGGAAGATAAGTGAAACTCCAGTGGAACCAGTGACTAAATCTAAAAAAAGACAAGAGATAGACCAAGGTAAAATAGAAGGTTATGATGCTTCACTGCTTGAGGTAATGTCTAACCCTGATTACACAGGTAGCGTATACGATCAGATAAAAACTACCAGACGACTTCCAAAACGAAAAAGACCTAAAAAAATTCCATTGGAAAAAGATATGTATGTAGGTAACGAAGCCGAATATGCTGGATTCGCTGTAAATAATCCAGGAGCTACTGCACCAGTGGGTGATCCAAATGGAGTAACTTATTCAGAGCATGAACAGATAGTTGATGCGATAACTCCTCCTAGTCAAATGCCTGATTGGTATAAAATATACATGGGAAACGAAGAGTTTAATGTTGTTATCGCATTAGCGGTAAATGAAACATTTAAAGGTAAGAATGTAAGTTTTGACCTAGATCCGTAGCTGATTATTAGTAATAAGCTATACTACAAGAATAGATACAATTTTTTATGCCAACAACAAGAGCAATCGACAAGCTAAAGCAAGCCTTTAGTATCGAAGAACGTAGTAGTTACTCTATTTTTAAGGGAAAAGAACTTATCCTAAAAGTGTTTTGGTCGCCTCTTACGATAGCTGACAGAGATACAATAAACAATACACTATTAGCCATGAATAAAGGTCAGGAGGAAGGAAACCTTGACTTTGCTTTACAAGTTATTGTTACAAAAGCAGAAGATGAGTCAGGAGCAAAACTTTTTAGCGCAGGAGACATACCAATTTTAAGAAGAGAGATTCCGCTATCTGTCTTACTTGATCTAATGACTAAGATGCAAAGCATGGGCGAGGAGGAAAGCCCTGATGCCGTAAAAAGCTAGATTAGAAAAAGACAACTTTATGTTTCTTCAGTTTTTTATTGCTGAAAAACTAGGTTATACCCATAAAGAACTTCGTAGTAAAATATCTACCCAAGAACTGTTTGCTTGGAACGCATACTTTAGAATACAAGCGGAAAGGGAAGAAAAGGCACACGAAAAGGCAAAAAGACAAGCCCAGACACGCAAAGTACGCTAAACTTGTGTTATCTAGTAATTTTTTAGTAAGTGGCTGCCTCGAATTACAGTGTAAATATAAAGCTAAATACTAAACCAGCGATAGATCAGCTTGGAAAGCTGGAAAAACGTGTAAATGTTCTTAGAAGAAAGCTCAATACTCCATTAAGAATTGAATCTAAAGCAGTAATGCTCAAAAAGCAGCAACTTGCTTTGGATGACAGAAAATTCGCCACAATGAAAATAACCAGAAGGTTAGGCGAACAGTTAAGAAAATTAGAAAAAGAAGGTTTAAACGTAGATAAGGAAAAATTACAATTATCTAATGCAGCAAGACATACAGCTAAAGGAAGATTAGAAACCGCAAGAGCCTCGAACAAATTAGTTGCCGATGAAATAAAAGGACTACAAAAAGTAGTTTCCCTAAACAAACAAGTTGTTAAATCCAGAGTAGCTAGTCCTATTTCACACCCTGGTTTAATGGGTCCTCATCAAGCTACAAAAGGTGCTGGTCAGGTTGCTATGAATGTTGATACTAAATTTATACAACAGACAACCCGTTTAAAAATTGCACATGACTTAAATATGCTGGAGTTGAAGGGAGTAGATATTTCAAAGTTAAGAAATAAATTAGGTAAACTTACAGACGCACAAAGAAGGAGAGAATTTGGAATAGTAAAAAGACTAAACAGAGAACTTACAAATGGTATCAGAAAAGAAAATAATAAATTAGCGATATTACGAGAACAGGAAAGAATAAGTAGAAGACGATCAAGAGCTATAGCTGCTGCTAATGCTCCTACTACAGGTGGAAGAGGTGGAGGCGGTGCTATCTTCCAGAGTGCACTGATAAGTGGTGGTTTTCCTTTACTATTCGGGCAAGGACCAGTAACCGCTATCGGTGGTGCGTTAGGCGGTGGAATTGGTGCTGCTGTAGGCGGACAGATGGGTGGATTTGCAGGAGGTATTGTCGGTACAGCTATTATTCAGACTTTAACAAACATAACCAACGGCATAAATGAATTAGGTGGTGCGTTGGCCGATCCAGCTAATAACATTGATAAACTGACTGAATCGCTATCTAAATTCGATAAAAATATTCTTACTTCTGTTTCAATATTACAGTCAGCAGGACTCACAGCATCGGCAGGACAGTTTGCAAGAGCCAGATTTGGTATGCAGTTTGGTGCTGGTGGTGCAAATAGTCTTGAAGAAATGAACAAGGCATTTAAAGAATTTGCCAGGGTAACAACTAGGTTGGGAACAGAACTTGCAATATTAGCATCAGGTCCGTTAACTGGATTTATGAAAATGCTTAACTTTGTACTAGGTGGAGGAGGTACAGCAGCAGAAGGGGAAAGTTTAGCAGACACTATAAATAGGACTATAACTGAACGTGAAAATGCCATAGCGAAAATAACCGACTTAGAAACTTCTTTACAGGAAAATTTAAAGAGAAGAAATGAATTGAGAGCAAAGTTTGACACTAAAGAGGAACAAAGAGAACTTTCAGCAAGCGGAGAACTAGGAAAAGTACAACGTGAATTTGCAAGATTAGGCGGAGAAATACAAGCAGGACAGTTAGATTTAGCATTACTAAAAGATCAAGTAAAGAACTTTGAAGCCACTATTAAGTTGGCTGAGTTGCAGCAAAGAATACTTAAAGAGACTGAGATGGATCTTAGAGCACAGATAGAACTTGAAAAAGTAAGATTAACGGGCTCTGAAAAAGAATTAATTACTTTGGAGCAAGAAGCCAAGATTAGAAAATTAAACTTTGCAATAGAAAAACAGATAGCTGAAGTAGAAGCTCTAAAAGAAAGTGGAAGTAAAGCAGAGTTAGAAAGAGCAGAACAAACTTTAACCAATCTAAGGCTACAGAAAGATTTAGAAGAACAGATAACACAAAATAGATTAAACGCTGCCGATCCAGTAATAAGTCGTATGAATGAACTGGATAAGAAAATGCGTGATTTAAACGATACAGCTCTTCAAACTGTAAATCTATCCAAAGCTATAGAAAGTTCATTCGCAGAATCATTTAAAGGAGTAATAAAAGGAACAATGACAGTACAAGATGCGTTTAGAAATATGTTTAATCGAATAGCAGATCATTTCTTGGATATGGCTGCACAGATGATGGCTGCACAAATATCAAGAGGATTTCTTGGATTATTTGGCAATGCTTTTGGTAGTTTTAGTTTTGGCGGAAGTGAATCGGCTTTTCCAAATGCTTTTGATACTACATTTGATACAAGTTTATTAAAGTTTGCTAATGGTGGTAGACCTCCTGTTGGTAAACCTTCAATAGTAGGAGAAAGAGGTCCAGAACTTTTTGTTCCTAA